CTGCAGTCTGAGATGGATCAGAGAATGTATAAACATCACCATTATTAATTACTGCGTTATTAGTGGCAGTTAACTGCACATTAATCAGACCATTAACGTCTGGACCAGTGACAGATTGCACGGTTGCATTAGTGAATCCTGGACCAGAACATAACATGTTCGCATAGATTGCCGCCTCGCCATCTTGTGGAAAGAAGCGTAATTGATTTGTATTACCGCTAGGTAAAGTACCACCGCTGACATTTAAGGCAGCTGGTAAAACTAAAGAACGTTGAGTTTGATATGCAGTGATTGCCACTGAAGAGTTCTTATCATAAGAATAACCACCATCAACTACAGTGATATTAGACAGAGAACCGCTTGAAATAGTTGTGCTTAATACTGCACGTCCAGCTACCAAGTTATGAACAGCGCTAGAACCTACTGCAGCAAACGTGATTACGTTAGTGTTTGCAGTAGCATCAGCAGAAGTTGGGTGTAGAGTTACAACAGCATTTGTTGTATTAGAAACAACACGAAGGAAAATGCTAGATGAACTAGAAGTGAATACTAACCCTGGAAGGAAACGACCAGCGTTACTGGCACTATATGTTCCAGAACCAATATTGGTGAAGTTAATCTGTCTACCTTGTAAGGCTTCTTGATATGTTGTTGCAAGTTTAATTCTATCTTTGCTAACACGAATAACAAAATAACCAGTGTTTGTGGTTAAACCACCTGGACCTGCTTGAGCAGGTGCACCAGCAGCTGCAGTTGCGCCAGCCAGTACCGTATACAAAACACGATCGCCAGTAATGAATCCATGGTTATCAA